TTGTAAAGGGACAGGAAAAAATATAAACAGCAATAACAGCCGTTTCATTAGTCGAGAGTTAATCCAACTACGAATTGACCAGTAACAGTAGTACCTGCTCCACCTGCAGTTATTGTTATGTCATTTTTAGTATCAATGGTACCTGCAAGATCTCCGGCCACACCTGACGAAGTACTCGTCAAATCCCCGAAAGGTGAAACTTGACCGACTGTTAAGCTTGTAGCTACAGTATCTCCAGCTGTGTAGCTAGAACTGAAACTGAATGCATCCCCAGCTGTAAGCTGACTGGCTGTGACTGGTGTATAAGCGTTTACGCCATTTGTGGCTGCTCCTAGACCACCTACTACTCCTGTGGTTGTTCCGTCGGTAGTATTGACCCCTGAGCCACTTATGCTCATAGAGTTACCGATACGGTCTGCAGCGGTTGCTGCTGCTGAAACCTCTAGTTTTACCGATGAGCTGATTGAGTGATAGATATCGGCTTTTACACTAGGGGTTAATAAGATTATTAATAGTGGAAAATACTTTAACATTTGACTAAAACTAGGGCTTAGTACCTATAAGTTTACATGAGGGTAAACTTAGTATGTATGGGATAAAAAAATGACAGAAAATCCAAAAGAAAAGAAAGGTGTTTTCGCAAAAATAAAAGAAAACATAGATGACAAAGAAGAGCAGATAGCTTTTATCTCAGTCATTGTTAGACTGGTTGTACTCGGCTGGTCCGCATTCATCGTTAGCCTTAATTACATAAGTATTCCAGGCTATTCAAATGAGCCCAAGGATATCACATTTCCGGCTTCGATTCTGACAGCTGCGATTTCAACATTTGGGATCGAAGCATCACGTAAGAAAGGAGAAAAATCTAAAGACACAGAAAATAAATCTGGTGCAGTAACAACTCAGATATTACGTATTGAACAGGCTCCAATCAAAATAATCACTGAGAGTACAGGTAAATGATATGTACAGTAACAGACCACGGAGAAACTGGGGAATCATAGCTGTAGTCTCGGTTTTAGGGATATCTAATCTCTCTTTAATGAACACATTAGTTTCACATAAACTAAAAAGTCCTTATCCAAATGTAAATGTACCTGTAGGTCCTTATACTTCTTACAGTGTTGTAGCTACAAAGAATGGATACACACTTAGATATAAAGCAAACGATCCTAAAGTTTTAACTAGATTAAAGAATTTAGAAGAACCAAAAGGTTTATTTGGTAATAAGCAAACTAAATTACATTTAAGAGAAACTTATACAATGGAAGGTGAAGGAAGTAAGAAAGATGTAGAGGGAACCGTAATGACTGATAAGGATATTGCTTGCATCAAAGTAGAAGGTAGTGGTAACTCTACAGGTAAGATTGTAGGAGCCTCTGTGGGAGTTAAAGCTGCACCTGCATTTAGTAACATACCAATAGTCGGATGGCTTGCTGCTGGCTTTGTAACTATGTTTGCACAGGATAAAGGATCAGAAATAGGCGGACAAATAGCTAGAGACTACAATGATTGTTAATAGGTAATTCTAAGGTTATACTCTAAATAGTTACTTACTTAACATGTCTTGCGGATTAGAAATGGAAAAGCTTAAAGATTTTGACAAGCAATTGGATGAACAGGCTACAACATTAGCAAATCAAATACAACAATTAGAATCTCAATTAGCTACTACTAAAAACACTTATTTGAAAGTTTTAGGTGCAAAAGAATTTTCAAGCACATTAATTCAAGATGCTGAGAAAAATCATGAGACTGTAGCTGAAGTCGTGCCAGAGGCAAGTGGTGATTAAGATGTTAAGGGAGATGAACAGAGATAGATATAAAGCCTTACAATTACTAGCAGATCATTTACGCACTCCATCCAAAGATCTATCTTTAGATGCAATTTTTAATGATGTCAAAGATGAGGATCTTAAATGGGTGACAGAAAAAATTCATTATTATTTATTAAGACTTCTTGAGGATGCAGACTATGAAACAGAAGAAGAAGTGGAGTTAGTTTCATTAATGGATTAATCAATACATTTGTGTAAGTTTATGCAGCATAAAGTTTCTACAAGGTTGCAAGGTACATGTGATTCACTGCGAGCAAGATTTACTAGCAAATTTAATTGAACTCTCTCCAAAAAACGCTCGCCACAAATTTCGACAATGTATATTTGAAGCTTGGAACTGGAAATGTGCATACTGTGACAAAGAATTAGACACTAAGTCTGCAACGATTGATCATATACTTCCAAAATTTAAAGGAGGGCATAATGTCAAATCAAATATGATTTGCTCTTGTTCCAAATGTAATAGATTAAAAGGATCACATCTCTTAGAAGATTGGTACAATCCTACATATAAGTTCTATCAAGAGGATAGACTTGATAAGATAAAACAGTGGATGGATCAAGATAGTTCTATAAAAATTCTGTCCCCAGATAAAGCAACACCTTACATTACAAATGACTTCTACATCGGATGGGTCGCAAGCTGAAGAACAAGCAAAAGCTTTTGCGAGACAATATGCAAAAGAATTTCAAGCAGAGAAAGAAGCTCCTATTAATGAATTAGTAAAAGGTAGAGCTCCTAATTTTGAAAGAGGTGAGATAGGTCAAGATCTTAAATCTAAGATACAATCTGGAGAGATAAAGATTATGTAAAATGACATATATGACTTTAAATAAATAAAGAACTGATGTCGAAGAGGGCAAAAGCTAAACAACTTTCAAAAGATCGTTTGAAATGTAATAAACCTAAGAAGACTCCTAGTCATAAAACAAAGTCTCATGTTGTAAAAGCTTGTAAGGATGGTAAAGAAAAAATAATTAGATTTGGTCAGCAGGGTGTAAAGGGTGCAGGTAAAAATCCAAAATCAGCAAAAGAAAAGGCAAGAAAGAAATCTTATTATGCAAGACATAATGCTCAAGATCCAAATCCCGATAAGTTCTCAGCAAGATATTGGTCACATAAAACTAAGTGGTAAAATAAAATTAAATACAAAATGTAATCATGGAAGTAGTTGCCGTTAGTTTTATTATCTTGTTTGGTGGAACTTATGGGGTAGGTACTATCTTATTAGGACGTAAAGAGATTGACGACTTGAATTAATTGCTCATTAATTCACTGTTGGTACTATATGTATAAAGGTTTTTATTTATATGGATGTTAACCTTCCAATAAATGTTGAGTTTTCTATTCACGCTGCATCTTTAGCAATCCAAACTTTAGATCGCTTAGAATTAGAAGAAGCATTTATTGAGCTTTTGCATCAAAAAGCATTAGATCGTCAGATGTTTTATGACATTATGAAAGATCATGGCATTGATGCCAACATTCAATTCCAGCTCTCAACTGACGGGCAAATTTCTTAAAGAACATGGCAACACGAACAATTGAAGCAACTTTAGATACATTCAGTGTTGATGCTGGATCTGAGATTACATATCTAGGTCCTACAGCAGCTGGTAATAAAGGTGATAATGTAAGGGGATTTAGAGTAAATCCCGGAAGCACAGGAGATATTAAAGTAACTCTTGATAGATCAGAAGGTGTGAATACTATTCAGATATTTCAAGAAGATGCTTTTGCAACAGGTTCTGCTCCTAATGGTTATCAAAAGTTTTTTGATATAGCTAAAGCAGGTAAGGGTAAAGGAGCTGTAGGTGTTACAGTTACCAACAATGCAAAAAATTACGTTGTGCTTTTAGAATTAGATGGTTACTCTGAAGTAAGCTATAACGGTTCAGTTGTCGTCCCATAAGTATTCATTATTTACTGAAAAAGGTTATCAATTAACAAAAAGATATACAGTTCCTAAAACTTATTTAGGAATGGGGAGATATGCAGCTTATAAAAATTTTGGTGAAAGTGTTTGGAAAATAGGTTATGGTAGTGAATCTATAGATGATCATTACTTAGATGCTAATGATAAAGCTTCTCAAGATGATATAGATAAACAATTTTATAGGGACTTGAAGCTTTTTTCAAAACAAGCTGAAAAATATGTATTTGTAAATTTAAATAAGAATAAAAGAGCAGCTCTTCTAAGTTTTGCTCATAGTGTTGGCATATGTTCTTTTAAATCCTGTAAATTATTAGATTTAATAAATAGTTATGCATCTAAAAATAAAATAATAAAAGAATGGAGTCCTTATATAAATCACATATGGATGTCAGGAGGGGATCTAATGACCTCTAGAAGGCGTACAGAGCTAGATATGTACTTTGCACCAGATAAAGAGATACCTACCTTCTATCGTCATAAATGCCACACTGAGGTTTGTTTACTTAATATTGCGGAAACTTATAACGGATCTGCTACACAGATTAAAGGTATAGAGTATTTAGAGAAAAAATTTAAAGAATTTGATCCATCTGGGGAAGTGCTTCGCCAGTTTTTTCGTTATTGGAACAAAACTCCAAGTGGTCTAGGATCTCCTTCGCGTCGAGGGGTCGTTCCTTAAGCCAGTCAAGACAATCCATTATTAAAAGCTCTCGACTATAATATTTTTCGAATTCTTGATAATTAATCGAAATCTCTGGCATGGTCAAGGATGTTTGCTTCTGATCTAATTCCTTTGCCATAGATTGATGTTGCGATATCGAGGATTTCATTTTGTTTATCTGATTCCATACTTATTTTTAGCAGTACTAAATATCCAATCAGATCGTTTACTACATCCTCATCATTAGCTAATAGACCAGCTCCCTTCATAATTCGATTTAATTTATCATCAATCCGTACTAGTAACTGCTCAGTAGCAGAGCATTTACTAAAAATTCTATTTGGTTGTAAAGCAGAATTACCATATTTCCTGTTTTTATGAATTAAAAGTTCTTTAATATCATCGCAGACTCCACTAATTTTTAATTCTATTTCGTTCATAGTCATGTTAGTCTCCAATACAATAGATATATGAAACCTCAGTCTACTTCAAGTTACGACGTTGACAATCGTTACAGATTTTATAAGTCGTTAGATTCAAAAAGAGATATCAGTCCTTCAAGGCGTGGTGTACGACCTGGCGTAGATGATAATAATTCTAAAAATTTTTTAAATAGTTATATAGGAAGATTAAGGGACATGAATTTTCCTAGACAAATGATTGATTAAGCAACAACTTTACCAATATGTGAAAAGATATTTTTAAATCTTTCTGTTTGATTAAATCCCATACTTATTTCAGGTAAATAAACAAAGTATCCCCAGCTAATTGGTGATTCTAGACACTCGAATTTTTTCCCATGTATTAGATTAGCTCTATCTTTGGGAATACAGATAGGAAAATCCCACATTTCTGGGCAAGTTCTTATCATCTCAGGATATGTAGTGAAGAATAAAGCCTCTGGTATATTTCTTAGTTTCCACTCTTTTAGTAATCTTCTAAACCAAATAACTGAGGGAGCCTTTGCACCTTGACCAGCTGATAAACTCCATCTCCATGTACCTCTTTTCTTTGCAAAAGAACATCTACCATATGTTGGAGGAAATAAATATGTTTTTCCAGTCCAAGGTTCTTCCGTATTTAATCCATCGTCATCATATGTATAAATCTTTTCTGCTCTTAAAAATTGATTATTAGCATCGTAAGTAGAGCATGGATCTAGATCAATGTTTCTTAATAAGGCATCTATGTAAGGTATATATTCACAAGGAGTAAGCCAATCATGAGTTATGTGATCTACCTGTCCTAATGATCTTTTACTAGCACCCCATGAACCTTTGGTCACATCATTTTAAAACTCGCTCCTTCACTATCTATTTTGTAATGAACTAAAGCCATTTCCTTAGAATCTTGAATAATAAATAGAGCTTCTTTTTCCGGATCTAATTTTTCTGCTCTTGTTATAGCTTGTTTCATTACATCTGCAGCTCCTTCCATATCACGCTTATTAAGGTCATCTACAGCTGTGATTAGATTATCAACTGTTAAATAAAACATTGATTTTTTCTCATCTTCATGTTCAGGAACATACACCATAGCTCCTGGACCCTCATTATGATAAAACTTGAAATAATAATCACACATATCTGCACAAATTCTTTCAATAGTAAGTTGATATAGTTTTTTTTCATCTTCGCCTATTGCTGTACCAACAAGTTTTTTTAGTAATTGATTTCTTCTACTGGTCATTTAGATTCCCCAACTGTTACATTCTTATCCTTTTTTTTATCTTTGTCAATTTTAATTAAATCGCTAAGTCCTGATTTTTTTAGTGTTTCTAAGAGTTTTGGTAATGGTCTATATAAAACAACAGCCTTTTGCATATTTCCTATTTTTTTAATTAATTTGCCATTTTTATCTCTTAACTTAGTTAGTTCACCTTGTCTAATTAAATATTCAGCTACACATCTATATCTTCTTTTTTCAGCTAAATTAATTTCAGGATATCTATCACATATGGTGCTAGTCTTCATATCACTGAATGTAAGACGTATTTGATCTGCTAGTGATAAACCTAAAATCAAATCCTTTGTGCTTGTTTCATAACTTGAAACTAATTCTAAATATCTTCTAAGGTCTTGATTATTAAAACTACCTGATGGTGGTATAAATATTTCGACTTGTTCAATCAGAGATTTACAAAGTTTTTTTCTATAATTTTTTGTAGTGACTGAATTTATATCTAAATCAACGAATCTGTAACTCTGATAGAGATTATCAGGGTCTTTGTGTGGTGCATAATTTGTCGTATCTAAGATATCTACCCAGTCCTCTAATTGTTGTGCTTCCATTCGAGGACACTATCTGTACAAATACTAGCTTACTTTTTTAGTTCGTTCCATTGTTGTCTATGACTGATTAGTAAAGCCCAGATATAGTAATACTTCAAACTTCTAAAATGATCTTTAAATTTAACATGTTCATCCCAATCTTCTCCATACAATTCAGTCAATCTTTTTTTACATTTTTCTTGTGATCCACTGTAGTTTGTTGCTTCCCAACAAGATTTAGCAAGTAACATTTCTTGAATTGTACACAATCCTTGTAATTCTAATGTGGACAGACCATGTAAAAGTTGGCTAATATCAGAGAGATAAGGATATTCTTCGTCATGCGTCGTCCCATTACCTATGCTGAGTTGCTCTTGATACTGATTTTGCTCCCTGTTGGATATGTTGGAGTCAATCACTTATACGAATTTGTTACTGATAACATTACTATAGAAGTAAAATTTAAAAAATAAAATGAGTTTCCTTGGACTCGGCGGAGGAAGTGACACTAATCTGATCATTCCTGAAGGTGAAAAACCTAAAGCCTTTCAGACAGTAATACCACAGAAAAGTTATAAAGATTTAGCTGAGTCTATGGGCAGGACTGAAACTGAATATAATCGTCTGCTAGACACAAGATATGACATGACTGGTACAGGAGCACAGTTAGGAGCAAAGCAAAGAGGTATCGAAATGCAAGAAGCTGCTTCTTATGCTTCATCTTTACCTGCATCTACTAGTCCTGATACAAGTTTTAGAGGAACTCCAAGAGAATTTGATATTAAATCAAAGGGAAATACTTTTGAAACCAAAGCAGGACAAAGTCCAAAAGCAACACCAACTGCAGCAACACCAGCTAAATCTCTTGCAAAACAAGCAGCAGAGACTAGATATGGGGATGCAAAGGATTATTATTTAGAAGCTGTAAAAAAAGCTAAGAGCACTCCAAGGTCATATATGAAACCAACTAAAGATCCTGGATTTGCACAGAATGATCCAAGTATTTACTTACCAAAATAATAGTAAATTAAATTATATTTCCGAAATTAATAGATCCTCCAGCTGCTCCAGTAGCACCTACCACGCTTTCTGTAATAGATCCAAAGTTAATCTGTTCTTCTACTTGTTCATTAACAAATCTCCAATCTAAAACAGATACGTTTAATCCAATAGAGTATGTTGTTTCTAAATATCTAATATCATTTGTAATAACAAATAAATATTTACCTTTTTCTAATCTTGTTGAAGGGTAGTCATTAAGACGAATTCCAGTATCATCTTCTCCGGAATCAATAGCTGCATCATGAAATACATATCCATCATCATTTATAGGTAATTCCTGCCTATGTCCGTTATCATCAATTTCATAAAAAGCTATTAATGTGTTTCTATTAGTTTGATCTTCATAAGAAAATTGAGAAAAATTTTGTGTAAATTGTACGGTTCTGGGAAGATTTAAATGCATTTCATAAAATGTACTTTGTTTTCTTGATAAACCTCCGTGACTATTAGATATCGTTTGAGACTTAAATATTGCTGAAAAATCTCCTAAATTGATAGGATTATTTAAATTATCTCCGTGTTCTGCAGGTCTAGGGTCTGAACCAAAATATGATGTAGGACCATAAGCTGTAGGTCCACCACCTCCAGTAGGATATGATTCAACTGTCCCTAAATTAAAAAATCCTAAATTACTTGGAATAGTAGTGAGGAATCTTGCCACTTTAACTTTGTTTGTTTCTTTCTCTATGATACTGCAGAATATTTTCGTGATGTAGCTTAATGTCTTTGATAGCCTTACATTGAGGTATTTCTCTAAGTCCTTTAATCATCAAATGTTTTGGATTACAGCAAAAAGCTTTACATTCTGGTTGACTAAATATTCTATATTTACCTGTATATCCACGACTTAACCAAAAAGCAATACGTGGAGCTGATTGAGTTTTACCCGAATGAAAAGGTGAGGGAAAATAAGCAGTAGATTCAGTTCCATTTTTTCTAGTAGCACCCTTCCATTCCCAACAATCATCTTCTCCTTTTATATCTACCTGTTCCCAAAATCTTTTTACTTGCCAATACCATTTCATTTCAAACTCCCTCACATCTACAGTGCATCTAGATTTTTTAATCTCTTCCATGCAATCTAGACATTCTCCCATCAATCCAAAAT